GTCTGCGGTCCTCAAAACATGAGGTCCCGGACTGTCGCTTATATCGGCCCGTGTGACTGATCGTCACATAAGTCGATGTTCGGCGCAGGCGCTGTCCGCTCAGTTTCGAACGGAACAGTTTGATCGGCACGTCCTCGCGAGTGATTAGCAAGGACGTTACTTCTGGAAGCCCAACGGTGTTGGCTATACACCGCTGAGTAAATCCAGGAGTCTCATGGTGACAGAAACCAGCTGAATAATCAGGCTGATCGCTGTCTCCACGAAGTCGGAGCCAAAGATAGGGTGCATGTCGTTCCTCCTTTCGTAAATCAGACACTAGTCTGAGGTACGAGAAGCGGTATACGCCATGCCCCAGATGCTTTGGCTGCGCTAACTTCGCACCACGCAAAAAATTGTAACACGTGGTGAGAGTAGGTACTTTGATTCCTGCGTCATCGGGAAAGTCGATGGGGACCAACTTGGCCTTACCAGAGACTCGCTCGATTTCTGACAACAGGTAATTCAAAGTCCTTCCGATCTCATGCTCAGACCAGCGCGCCAACAAACCGTTGACGTACTTGTAGAGCATGGCCTCGTAGGTTTTTGAACCCACGTTCGCCGGGCCATTCCGAGGCTGGAACGGCCGAACGTCCACCCCGTGGTAGTAATCACCACCACAGGACTCCCTGAACCGACCTGTGACGAACGTCTTATCGACGTTAATCACAAATCCAAACTGCCCAAAGTACCGTAGGACATCGTTATGCATGCGAGACGAATATATCATGTCATCGCCATACACCGATATCGTACGTCTATCTAAGCGGTGAAACAATGTCGCTTCGATAGCCTTGAGCAGTGACAGGAAGACCAACGTTTGCAAAGGAAATGTGTACCCTATGCCCATAGTACAGAAAGTTAAACTCTCTATACTAGAGTTGTCGGGTAGAAGGACCTTCCCTATACGCGATCTGGTCAATATTTCAAACCAGTCGGCAGGAAAAAGCCTCTTCACAAGTGCAACGGTAATAGAATCCGAAGCACTCGACAGGTCAGCAGTAACGTGCAAGCCATGCACGGATGCTGACCGAGCTAGGACCCGATGGCGCATTTGAAGCGTCCGGATGTCGTAGCCCTTTGCCTTAAGCCGCTTCCGCATAATCTCCCCTAACCCGAAGCTCATGTAAGAGCCAATCGTGGTGTTGGGCATGATCGCGCGTAACGACTTAAACGTCTTGGGGACAAGTGACAGCGTCAGGTGACTCGTCTCTAAGTAGGTGGACCTCGTAGGGTCACTTTCCTTCTGCGACGCCCAATAATTTTGGACCATCGCATTCTGACTCATTTCTGAGTCAAACCAAGAGATTTGTTCACGAGAGCCGGTAATTGGGAGTTCCCACCGGGCAGCCTCACAGGCCAGCCTGGCAGGTATCCCGACCGACGCTTTTCTTCCAAACCTGCAAAGGTCGCGACATTCTTCGTCGCTGTACGGGCCGAGAACCTCGGCAACGTAGCGAGCGGCCAGATCCAGGACAATTTGCGAAGATGCGGGCAAATCGTCAAGGTTCACAGCAGCAAGCCGACTCTGAGTATCCTTAAAGCCTTTAACGGCCATCTGGATTAACTCTTCGTCGCTGTAGATATCGTTCTGATACCTATACCTCTTGACAACGGACTGGATCTGATAAGTAGCCTTAAAACGGGCTACACTCATCTCGTCATCCGTGGCAGGACTTAGCTCCCGGATCCGTGCAATGTCTCCAGCGCTTGCTGCTCGCTGGAGATCACTGCAAAAGCACGGATCTCCAAGAACTTCTTGGAAGTCACTGACTAGGGTAAACGTCACGTTTGACATTAACCCGTCGGCAGAATGTTCTGCCTTCCTCTTCATTTGGCTCTTCGCCATTTACGCCTCCAATGGTTTTAGTGAGGTGTAACGCCAGCTCCTAGCTTAAGGAGCCGGTCGCCCAGAAAGCATCGGTATCGGAATCCGACAGCAACTGAGCCCCGAGTTTATTCATCTCGAGGGCGGTTGCCGCCGAAACCGACGGATGCATTTCGCGTTCGATCCGGATCGTGTTAAAAATAACACGACCGTCCGAAAGTACGATCGGCAAGGCGAGCGTCATGCTCTTCTTGTCCTTCCCGTACACGCCGGTTCGTGCGTCCAG